TCGAGTGCGACGTCGAGCGTTTCGATTACTTTCGTTCCCGATTGGAAACGATTTGGTATGTCAAAAATGGATGATTCTATATACAAAATATTTGAAAAACGGGTATACGATGCAAATATTTGTACATCGCAAAACTGTAAAGTGAAATTTCAAGATGAAGCATTACAGAAATGTACATTCAATACGTACGCAAAAATGTATACAAAATCTGATGAAATGTGTACGTTTACGAATGATAGGTGGTCAGTGTGTATTGCACCTTCAGATGATGGTTTCGAACACGTATCATTTGTGAATGGTATATGTACTACAAAAGGTGGTTCACACGTTGACCACGTTTCCGGAATACTCGCAAGTGGTATAATTGATGATATGGCAAAGAAGATAAAACTCAGACCTCAACAAGTCAAGAACGCGTTTTTTGTTTTCGTAAAAGCGACGCTCGTCAATCCGAGTTTTAGTAGTCAGGTTAAATCTGAATGTACACTCAAGCCACAGGATTTCGGAAGTAAATTTGAACCACCAAAAACGTTCATTAAAAATATTCTAAAAACCAGTATTCAATCGGAATTATTGGCTTTATCAAAGTTTCGTGAAATGAAAGAATTGAAAAAAACGGATGGGTCTCGTAAATCAAAAATAACGGGTATCCCAAAACTCGACGATGCCAATAAGGCCGGTACTACACACTCTGGTAAATGTACTCTTATTGTTACTGAAGGTGATTCTGCAAAAACACTTGCAATTGCGGGTCTTTCGGTTGTTGGACGCGATCATTACGGTGTTTTCCCACTTCGGGGTAAATGTAAGAACGTTCGTGATGCGAGTGTAAAACAACTTACAGAAAACAAGGAGTTTAATGATCTTAAAAAGATTTTGGGTCTTCAACAAGGAAAGGTATATACATCACTCTCCGAACTCAGATACGGACGACTTATGATCATGACAGATGCAGATAACGATGGAAGTCATATCAAGGGGCTTATTCTTAACATGATTCATTATTTCTGGCCGAGTTTACTTAAACTCAAGTTTGTTGTAAGTATGGTCACTCCTATCATAAAAGCGAGTAAAGGTTCTGAAATTAAATCGTTTTATACGGACTCGACTTTTAGACAATGGTATGGTAATGGCAAAGCTGGATGGAAAATTAAATATTATAAGGGTCTCGGTACATCCACGTCTGCAGAGGCACGTGAATATTTCAAGAAGATCAAAGACCTCACCGTTCAATTTGATACAGATGATTCAATGGACGAGTCTATAATTCTTGCATTTGATAAGACGAAATCAGATTTACGTAAAACGTGGTTACTTGAAAGTACAGAAAAGAAGGCGTCTGAACTTGAAGTACCGTATGGAAACGTTGAACGTCTTGGTATTTCTGATTTTATTCATAAAGATCTTGTAAATTTCAGTCTTGCCGATTTGAAAAGGTCGATTGCACATGTTTCAGATGGTTTAAAACCATCCCAACGAAAAGTGTTATACGCGTGTTTCACAAAGAATCTTACATCCGAAATGAAGGTTGCGCAATTAGCCGCATACGTTTCGGAAAAAACATCGTATCACCACGGTGAAGTCTCTTTGGCAGATACAATTGTAAAATTAGCACATAATTTTACGGGGTCGAATAATATTAATTTACTCGAACCATGTGGTCAATTTGGTACACGTCTCATGGGTGGTAAAGACGCGAGTCAAACGAGGTATATATTTACAAAATTGACTAAAAACGCGAGAATACTTTTTGATCCCAAAGATGATCCAGTATTAAACTATCTTGACGACGACGGTAAACAAATCGAACCCGACTATTATGTTCCTATATTACCGACCGTTTTGGTAAATGGAACTGAAGGTATTGGTACAGGATTTAGTTCATATATACCACCGTTTAATCCGTTAGATATTAAACACAATATTGAACGTATAATTAGGGGTGAAACTGTTGTTCCCATGAAACCATGGTTTGATAAATTCACGGGTCGTGTGTTTAGTAATGAAGATGGGTTGTGGATCACAGAGGGTGTATGGAAATCTTCGGGTAAAAATGTATTAGTAACTGAACTTCCACCGGGACGTTGGACACAAGACTACAAAGAGTATCTCGATACCCTTATCGAAAAGAAAAAGATTACGAATTACGTGAATAACAGTACGACTGATACTGTTGATTTTACTATTGAAGGGTACACGGGTAAAGATATAGTAAAAGATTTTAAACTCCAAAAGACATTCCATGTCTCAAATATGCACTTATTTCACCCAGTAAAGGGTATTCATAAATACGAAAGTCCAGAAGAAATTCTTATAGACTTTGTTAAGATACGAGCAGAGATGTATAAAAAAAGAAAAGCACATCTTATACGTGTATTAAAAGAAAAGGCTAAAAAATTGGAAAATATGTCGAAGTTTATTGATATGGTTATTCATGAAAAATTAATTGTTTTCAAACGTAAACGGGTAGAACTCGAACGTGAAATGGAAAAAATATTCGATAAAATCGATGGTTCATATGAATATCTCTTGAATATCAAAACGTATCAGTATACACTCGAAGCTATACAAAGTATCAGGGAAGAAACATCAAAATCTAGAATCGAGCTTGATACATTACAACAAATGTCTCATATCGATATGTGGAAAAGGGATTTAAAAATATATAAACAATAAGTAGTAAGTATGTGTGATACATCTGGACCAAATACAGGTTCTATAGTATCACTTAATGCAATTGGTAAACAAGATACATACCTTTTAGAAGACGACCCCATTCATTCACTCTTTAAGTATGAACCTAAAAGACACGCAAATTTTACAAAGTTTCATAAAAGTCTAAACGTAAATAAACCAAGTAATTCTTCGACGTCTTGGCCTTTTGGTGAAACCATAAAAGTTACGTATAATCCACGAAACATGGGAGATCTTTTAGCAAACATGTACATATCTTTTGAATTACCCGCTCTAGGTTCCGATAGTTATTACGCGGATCAAATAGGACGACATATTTTTAAATCTGTAACCATGCGCGTGGATGAAACGGTCGTTGAAAAGTTCCACGGTGATTGGGGTATCATATATGATGAACTGTACCTCGATGAATCCGAAAAAAGAACGAAAAGGTACACATTAAATAGAAATAATGCAGAAGATACATCTTTATTATCTGGTAATCAGATATTAGCACGAAACAAATCACGTGTTTATATTCCTATACCTTTACTGTTTTCTCGTAAATACGAAAGTGATGAATACGAAACAAATACACCAAATCGTCCTTATTTTCCAACGTGCGCTATCCATAAACAAAAACTTCAGTTCGAATTTGAATTTCATAAACAAACATTTTTTACAAACGAAACAGATAATATCACTATAAATAGTTTTGATATCGTTACCGAAGAAATAACACTCGAACCAATTGAACGTAGCTATATAGCAAATAAAAGACATGTTCTCGTTACCGATATTGTTAAAAAACATCCCACTTTGGATATACCAGTGGGTGTACAAAACGCAAAACTCGAACTTGTTCCAAATATACCGGTAAAAACACTTAATTGGTTTTTAAGACAAACCGCGTTTGAAAATGAAGATATAGTCACGGGTGGTACAACTTTACTTGCAAACGTATTCGCGAATAGGTATAATTTCTCTTCAAATGTAGAATATTCCGTAAATAACGAATTTTACAATCCACCCATGTCAAGTGCAAAAATATTTGTAAATGGTGAAGATGTGCCAAATATTCAAGATAGTGATCATAAATATTTTAAATATGTTGTTCCATTTTCAAGTCGTTTATCACGACCTTTGCGAAACATTTATACATATGCATTCTCAATGAATCCGATTAATGTGGAACCATCGGGAATGTTGGATTTTAGTCAGTTACAAACAAATAGAACTGTTTTAGATATAAATATGAAAGTCGGTCTTTCAAGTGATTATACACTACACTTATATTATGTAGGATACCAGACATTCATTTTTGAAAACGGTATCATGACACTTGTTTAGAAAAAAGTGCATTTTTATGATCGTGTATATACTCGATTATGTTATTTTTTATACACCATCTTATGAAATTCAGCTGTGCAACAGTCGTATGTATTTCATTGGATGTACCCGGAACAGTATATGATATTTTAGATGAACGACAAAACGGATCAAAAAGTTTTTTACTATACCCGTCTAAACTCGATTTATATGCGCAATGTACACTAAATATTTTACCGTCAGTCGTTTTATATGATAAATTGTTTTTCTTTGAATAATTTGTTATAAACCACTCGAGATTTCTTAAAGAAATGCCACCTGTTTTATTTAAAATTTCTAAAAGTGTAGCTCTATTCTCGGAGTTATTATAAAATGTATCGATCGATGTTAGTAGAATAGCTGATTTATTCATTATTACATTATTCCACGCAATTCTCTAAATCCCTTTCTTGATACTTCACATGCAGGGCAACCCGGTTTAAATATACATTCTGATAAACTATGTGTATGTCGTATACCATCACTGTTTTTAGGACTCATTTCGATAGGTCCCATAAGTTGTGGTTGATCTATATGACTTCCACACATTCCATTATCTTTGGACCTTGAAAGACATGGTGTACCATCCTTTTTGAAACCTTTACAAAATTTAAATGAATCTGGGATAAACTGACATAATAATTTTGAATTCATATATAATTCTTTGGAAAGTATCATACACATTTCTACACGTGCTACATGACGTTCTTCATCAAGACGTTTATTTATAATAGGTAATAGATCATCTACAAGTTCGTGTTTCTTTTGTTTTCGAGATACCATTACTATATATATCACGTTATTTTTTAAGCTTTTTGAACATATCACTTATTTTCTGCTGCCCTTCAGTTTCAGCCTCTACTTTTTTATTTGGACGTCGTTTCGGTTTCACACGTGTTAGAAGTTCCCCAAATATCTCTTCTTTCGGATCTTCGAAGAGTGGTTCAATTAAATCACACACGGGGTTTAGAAATTTGTTTATAAAATAATAATTGTAATCAACTTTTAAATTATTATCTTTTGCGTATTTTGGATCTTCCGACTTTTCAAACGCCTTTGCTTTAGGATCACCCGTATCGAGAAGAATATAAGGTACGCGATCACCCGATTGTGGTTCAGAACCCGGTTGTCTTTCACGCATTTTTCTTACAACTTGAACATGAGCTTGATTAATATCCTTAATATCGGGACTATTAATAGAAACCGTAAACCCTTTTGCTTTATACGAATCCGATAAACCCTGACTCAAAATTAGTTTTTCGTTAGGTACGTCACCTTCAATAAGTTCAATAGCCCTTTGTAAAGCGAGTTCTTTAGGTGGTCCAGTATCACTACTTTCTAAAACAACATCGAGAA